AGCCATAATAATCTCCTATATGTTCCTAGTAGGAGGCATACTGCTGCAAACTAGCAGCCGTAGCCATAATCTGTTGAGCCTTCTGCAAACGCAACTGAGCAATATAATCCTCAAGTTCCGCCTGAGCATCAGCCTCCTGCATCGCAATATTATTTAAATCATCCTGAATTGCTTGTGTTTCCGTACCCAAATCCCGTTGAAACTTCTCCGCATACCTACTAAGACCCGAACGGCGAATACCCGACTTAACACTCGGACCACCCAAACCACGCTGACCAAAACTAGAAGCCAACGGCTGATAACCCTCAGAATAAACACGGCTAACATCCTCAAGACGGCGCTTACCACGCTTCTGTCCCTGAAACGCTGCAGCCTGATTAGCAAGACTGGCACGCTGACGGCGGCGCAAAGCGCCCGCCTCAGCCACCCCATAATCGCCATAATAATCTGTCATGCTCATAATGAACTAACCCTGTTTCAATGTTTTTAACTCGTTATTCATTTCATTTATTTGCTTAGTGATATCAGTAAAAATTTGACGCAACACATCCGCATCAACACTAGTAAGAATGTTAATCAGAGGCAGATTCAAATTTTCAGCCATTATCCAAACACCTGCGAACCTAACACAACTTGGTCACTATCACCAGTAACGCTTGTGCCCGATGACGCTGCCGTTAAACGACCTTGCGAATCAACTGTAATGTTCGCTGTCGTATAAGACCCAGCCGTAACACCAGTCGCAGACAAAGAACCGCTCGTGATAGCACCAGCATCAATGTTCGTACCTGCTGCCAACGCTTCGCAAAAAGTTTTAATAGCAGAAAAGTTGCTATTAACCTCGGCAGCAACCGCAGTAGTGCCATTAACAAAACTGTAAGGAATAGTAAGTGTAGCCATTAACCTTTAACCCTTCGTGATTGAAATTTGTAACCAATACTATTGATACCCCATTTTTTACCTAACTCGCCAGAAAACTGTAATTGGACACATCTGGCAAGACCTAAATTGGAACCAGTAACAACAACAGCGCTAGCAGCACCAGCACCCCAAATATCAGTACCCCATATACCACTACCCCACTGCATCGCAGTTGTATCAGGAGTCAAAGTCAAATTAAAAGTCCTACGCTGATTACCGTCAGCCTCATCAAAATTGTGGTAAACATCAACAGTAATAACAGTTGCTGCAGTAGGTTCTTTCAAAACAAAATCAGGACGGCGAAACATCTTCTTTTGAATATACGAACCAGCATCAAACCATTTAGTCCGATAATAAGTAACAAAACTAGAAGCAGTCCCATCCAAATTATCTTGCTCCTCATCGTAGTTGTCCACCGAAACAACACGCCCAATGTTCGCATGACACAACAAACCAAACGCCTTACCGCTAGAGTTCTCCCAATTTATCCCACCAACAAGCCCAAATGAATCCGATGACTGAAACATCGTATAAGTACCAGCATCACTAATAGATGGGTCATAAACAAAATTGACTGTCGCTTTCGTAGCAGCAGAACCAGTTGTAGAATACGGCACAGCAAACCACACACGATTATTAACCCAAGAAACATCAACAGGCTTATTGGTCACATCCAAATAATTTAAATCCATAATCGGCTGCAACTGATTAAAAATATTTTTAATACTAGAACCATTATAGTAATGAAAACCCTCAGGGTAAGAAAAGAAATATAAACCAACATCGGACTGCGCAGCATTCCGAGGTGTGCTAATACCTAAATGGTTGGATAACTCAACGACAGTAAAACTGTTAGAATCGTAACCAAACAACACAAAAATGGCTCTAGGTTTAAAAATAACTAACTGACCTGAAACAACAGCCAAACCAGTAATACCGTTACCGCCACCCTCAACATCTAAATAGTCGTCAGTCATCCAATCCTCAGGCAAAGAATCGTGCGACCAACGCACACGATTCGGATGCGAAGTGCCATCCTCAATAGTATTAGCGGCAAACATTTTGTTAGCGTGGACAGCCAACAACTTTGCGCACGGCATAAACCCACCCGTAGGAGAAATATACGGCTGCCAAGTAGGACCACTAGCAGTTAAAGCACTAGCATAAGTATTAGCAGTCTCCCACTTATAGCCGCCATTGCCGCTAGTACCAGTAGAAATATATAAAGTTTTACCCCATTGAGCAAACCCAGCACCCCAACTAGAACCAATAGCAATATCGTTACCAGACGAATACTGCAACACAGAAAAATTTGCCCCAGTAGAACGATAAACCTTAGTGCTGTTAGACAACATTATTTGTGGTGCATCACCATCAAACCGAAACAACCTATGAGGATTCCAACTAGGGACAACCGTACTATTTATAGCCGTATAGCCACCACGAGAAAACACCCCACCCCTAGGGTCCACATCAACATTTAACATCTTAGGCGACTCATTTTCAGCCAACTGAAACTGGTCAGCACGCAAATTTAGCCCACCAGTAAAATCCTGTTGCTCATAAATACCAACAGTCATTAGTTCCCAAGCGTCCTTCCAAGTTCCTGCATCCAACCCTTAAAGGTTGGTCTGCCACGAGTTTGTCCATGCGACAACACTAAATGTGCATGACTAGTTGGTTTAATTTCGGCGTTTCGTGCCAACGAAACACCCTCATCAAAAGCACGCTTATACTCAGCCGACATACCAGTATCCTCAAGACGCTGATAGATACGACTGCACGCATAATACACCAATGGCAAATGCAAATTCTTAGACGCATCAACATTACCTGCGCTAGTAATCCAATCCGTAGGCTCACGATAACCACGACAAGTCAAAGTCCGAACATTGTTCGGCTTCGGATACAAATGAATCTCACCATTCCAAACAGCATAAAACAACGGATTAGAAGAAGTATCATAAGTACCGATATAGGTTTCTTCAGCCATATCGTAACCAATCATGTCCAAACGGGCACCAACAGCCGTATTATCCACAATAGAAATAACTTCACGAATAGGGTCAGCCGTAAAGTTTGCAATCGTATAAGCCCGTTGCTCCGCAACAGTATTAAAAGTAAAAGTTTCCTCCAAAAACTTCCATCTTTTCTCTAAGTCCAATATGCGGTAATAGCCGTCACGAATATACATATTCAACAAACTGTCAGGCAAATCAGCAGTATCCAAATCCGTGATATCACGGACAAACTGACGGATAGTGGCGGCGGTCTGGGCTACATAAGCCATTATGAAACCTTCTTAGTTTTCCCAACCTTACGGTTATGCCCCACACAAAACTGCGAATCCTTGACAGCGAACCCCTCACAGGTGTCCTCGTTAGCGGCACATTTGCCCTCACGACCCAAATACGGGGCGCTAGGAGGTGCCAGACGGGCACCATCAGTATGCGCTAGACGGTATCCATCAACTTTAGTTCCATAATAAGATTGGAACGGAACTGCTTGAGATTGGGCGTTTGTAGTCATCACAAATGCCGTATCTGTTCCCAAATATGGGTTTTATTCGCCACCCAACAACATACTCAACATACGCAACTGTTTAGCCGCCTCAGTTGCCGACCTAGCAGTTTTATATGTTGGACCACCAAGTTTAGCAAGTTTACCCATAGGCAAAAAATTTACTGCACCCCAACCAGCATTACCAGCAACAGTACCAGCAGTCATAGGTTTACCAGTAGCCAAATCATAACCTAAAGAACCCAAACCACCAGTAGTCCAAGAATCCGCTTCACGAACCAACTTAGGACCAAGTTTACCTACAGCCTTGGTAGCGGCAGCGTTCGCTGCCGAACCATAACTTGCACGACCAGCACCCTTCATTTGACCAGTAGATTTACCTAAAAACTCCAACAAATCATCAAGGTCAAAACCGCCTTGAACCTTACTGGCTTTACGACCCTTAGGTTGTTTAGCCATAATGACTACTTCTTTTTGTTGTTTTTGTTGCGCATTTCAGCACGCTTCTGCTGACGCTTCGCAATATTCTCAGGCGAATTTTTGCCACCCTTAGCCTTATATGCTTCTTTGCGTTCGGCACGGCGAGCAGCCTCAGCAATTTGCTGACCCTCAGATTTTTTGGCTTCTCTTTTAGCAACATTAGGCAAATTCTTTTTTAAACCCTTGTCGGCACCCTTAGCGTCACGAATCTGTTTCTTTGTAACAGGCTTACCCATTTTTTCACGAATAGCCAACAAACTAGGGTCTTTCTTAGCAAGACGCTTATTAACTTGGTCTGCTTTTAATCTGCGGTCCCATTCACGCATCAACTGCTGTGTACCTTTTTGGCGTTGTTCAGCAGACAACGATGGACCTTGTGCGGCACGCTTAGCGGCACGCTGAGCAGCCGTAGGGCGTGGCGGTTTATTAACTAATGGTTTTGCGCCTTTTTTCATGGCGTTGTTTACAACTTTTTCTAAAAGTTCTTTTAGAAAATCGCCTTTACCTTTAGCCATTATATTCCCCTTCTTGGTTTTCTTGGCAAACCAGGTGCTTTTGGCATTGGTCGTGGTTTAATCCGCCTACTAGGACCCTTTGGCATTGGCATTGGTCGTGGTTTCGGACCATCATCTTTAGGACCTTTTGGCATCGGCATCGGGCGTGGTCGTCTACGGCGACCACTCTTCTCTGTTTCTGTTGGTCTAGGGTCAGTAACACCCTTACGATTAATCGGACGACCTATACGCTTCGGTCCTTTGTTTTCGTTTATCAAGCGCTCAATCATTTTGCGCAAGTCATCTTGCATATCATTAGCCATTATTTTTTCTTCGCATTTCGTTTGGTTTGTTCAGCAACCTGTTTAGCGGAACCTTTACCATAAATTTTGTCAAATTTGCGTGGGGACAAAGATTGATTTTTTGGAAACTGTGTGCCACGAATATTAGATTTCTTGTATTGGTCTGCATACATGTTTAAAACAACATTGTCTTTTTTTCCAGCACCTTTTATGCTGTCTTTAACATTACGGCGCAACGGACCACGCATAACCGAATATCGGGATGCGGCACGCTTGACTGCTTTTAATGCCGCCTTGGCGGTATCATCAACAAAACCTTGTGGGCGAGCCACACCATCAAACGCCTTGCGTGGCTTACTTGACATATTTTTTAACTCGCTTACTTTTGTTTTTTACAAACTTTTGTGACCGACCACGCATATCCGCCTCAGCAATATACTGATTCTTATAATCGTTCGGAACACCCTTACGGTCCAAAACTTTGTTTGCCATTTTTTTAGATTCTCTATCAGAACCATAAATAGCATCCACACTCATCATCTTTGGACGACCAATACCGTCAAACGGTTTACGAGGTTTACTTGCCATAATACTTTTTAGCCATACTTTCTGTCTTAGCCATAGCACGGCGCTTAACCTTGCTGCGAGCAACCTGCTGTTGAACCTTAGAGGACATAACTTTCTTAGTTGCCGCTTTAGCAAGCGGTTCTACAATGTCATCTATAATGCCCTTAGGACGAGCAATACCATCAAATGCTTTACGAGGCTTACCAGACATTAGTAGCCCTTCTTAGCCGACTTACTCTTAGACTTGCTGCCCTTACCCTTTGAAGGATAGTTAGATGTTTTTGTCCCAGCCTTCGGCTTAGCGTCAGCATGCGAGGACAAAATACGGTATTTAACTGGCATAATCAACTCCTAGAAATATACGGTTGGATGGGGGTTGCCCCCCATCCAAACCATTATGAATTATCAGACTCGGTAAATGTTTACCGTGTTTGCTGCGGTGAAAACACCAACAAACGATGCTGAACTTGCATGCGCAATTGACGCACTACCTACAAGCGTGACACCAGAAGCGCCAGCCGTAAGAGTGATTGCATGCGATGAAGCAGCAAGGTTTACAACTGAGAACTCAAAAGAAGTTCCAACTACTTCATCACCAAAAGCCGCACCCAATTGAGCACCTGTTGGGGTGGTCAAAAGACGGGTTGTTGATGGAGTCATTGTGTAAACGACTTTCTTTGCTCCAGCAAGTGTTGCTGCAACTTGTGTTGTATCCTCGTTAGAGGCTGCAACAACAGTTGTTTTTTCTTCCTTGGCTGCCCAAGTTTCCAAACGCTTGCGTGAAATCGCACCGTCTGTATCGTTACCTAATAGTGGCATTGTAGTTTCTCCTAGTTTTTGTAGTTGTTAATTAAGCGGTCTTTGCAGTAAGTTTGCCTTGCTTCTTACGGTTACGGCAAGTCAAGTTGCCGTAGCACATAATCAAAGCGTAGCGTGCATCCAAATCTTCTGGACGAACAAAGTCTGTCTGCTGGAACCACTTAGCCGAGTGACCGACAAGTGTGAGATATTTGGTGTTCAAGAAGAACATGACACCTGCTGTGCACGACACATCGTACATTACAGGACTAGCCTTGAACAACAGGTTCTGGAAACCAGCATCTGCTGTCTTGGTGTCTGTGTAACGAAGGTTTGGTTGCAACAGAGCCTCATACTTCTCGTACAGTGTTTGTGTTGTCAAAACCACATCTGGGTGGTCGTTACCAACTGACACTGTGTTGTAAGCGGTTGCCATCTGAGCAAGAGTCAAAGCAGTTGCAGTGTTCTCCTCGTATGATGCCCACCAGCCGTTGCCTGTGCCTGCTGGGTCAATGTTGCCAACTGAACCAGTTGCTTCAACAATGTTACCCAAACCGTTCCAGTTCTTGCCACTGTTGCCAGTGCCGTCACCGTAGAACATTGTGTTGAAACCTTCACGCATTGACTCTTCAGCCTGCATGATTTTGGCTTCCAACAAGTTGATGATTTCTTGTTCACCGTTGTTCTTGGCTTCTTCAATGCCGCTAATTGAGATTGAACCAGCGTACTGTTTCCAATCGTATTCAGCAGCCGAAATGCCAGCCTGTGGTGTCAATGAAATTGAATCATAACCCGAGTATGAGCCAATTGTGTCGTTGGTTGCATACACAAGTGGTTCAACAATCTTTGTACCACCATTGAGCATGCGGATGCGACCTTTTTCGTTCAACATGTAAGTCAGCGGACGAGCCGTGAAAATGTTGTCTGTCAATTGGTCACGATAGTTTGCGAGCGTTGTAGTGAGCAACGCATCAAAATTGCTGTTACCAGCCATGTTAATTTCTCCTAAAAATAGTTGTTAATGAAATGATTACAGTTCAGCACCGAGTTGCCGTTTAGCAGCAGCCCAAGCATCACGAACATTGGTAATAGCCTCAACAGACTCAGTAGTTGTGCTAGCAGGATTAGACCCACCAGCAACAACAGCAGCCTGACGCTTAGCATCAACAACCGACTTCTCGGTTTGTTGCTTCTTCGCTTCAGCCTGTTTTTGAATGTTTTGTTGTGCCATAATTTTGTCAAACATAAGTTGCTTATATGTTCCTTCTAAATCGGTTGTGCCAAGCCGCAAAGCGGTTTGAACAACAGTCGGAACATCAAAATCGCTGTAACGCTGCTGAAGCCTTTGAATTTCTTTCTCAACCTCCAACTGGGATTGATACTCTTCAAAAGATGCAACCCGCTTGTCCAGTTCACGCATTTTCTGTTCCTGCGGGTCAAGTGACTGAAAATCATCAACCTCATCAGCAACAGCAGCCGCCTGCGCACGACTAATGTTATAATGCCTAGCAAGTAGGTCAATAGTCGCCTCAGGGTCACGCTCCAAAGCCGCTTGAATAGTGGCAGCATACTGCATTTGACTGCGTTGCTCTGCCAACTCCTGCGTCTTACGAGTGTAATCAGCCTGTCGTTGATAACCAGCAAGCGCTTCCGACAACGGAACTTGTAGTTCCTCACCATCTAATTTGACTTTAACTACATGATTAGCGTAGTTCTCTGTCTCCAAATATGGCAAATCAGAAACTTGCGTTTCCATTCCAACATCTTCGGTTGTCCCAAAATTGGGGTCCATGTTTTCCTGTGTTGCGATTTCATCGCTCATTATATTTCTCCAAGAGTCCGTAAAAAATGGTTGCTCTCATCAATAGATTAGGCTGTTCCCTAGATGGCTGGAGGTTGCCCCATTGTCTCTGCACCAAGTTCAGGTTGAGGAGGTAGTGGCATTCCCATACCAGCACCCTCAGGTGCCATACCACCCTCAGGTGCGCCCATAGGCGCACCCGTAGGCTGTTGCGGAGCAGCCATAAACTGTTCAGGTGACTTCACACCAAAACCAAACTGCAACACATGAGCAGCCAATTTACGCATATCAATAACACCCAAACTTGCAAACGGTGCCATAGCATCAACCATCTGCAACGCCATTTGACGGCGGAACGACTCGTTCTGTGGCTGGGTAGAACCAGCCTCAACCTCAAAGTCAAAATCGCCCTCAAGATACTCACGGTCATAAGTAATCCAAACCTGCTCACCGTTCTTAGCGGTAATACGGGCAACCTGTTCACCAGTCATAAACTGCTGTGTCAAAGCCACAAGCCGTCTAGCAACCTGTGCCACTGACTGTTCAACCATAGCCAACTTGTCAGCCGTTCTAGCATTAGCCGCATCTTGCAGCAAGGACGACTCGGTAGCAGTACGGCGAATCTCCGTGCTGGCACCACGCATAAACTCTGACACACCAGAAATACGGTCAATATCACTAATAATCATATTGGACTGATTATAAAACTCTGGTGGTGTAATAGTCGCTGGCAAAGCCATCATCACATTCGGCAACGGCTCATCCGTAATAACAGGAACCATCACATTATCTTCTTCGGACTCCAAGGCGGTACGACCCAACTGGTCAAACGCCGATTCTTTGTATAGATATTTGCGTGCAAACCGTTTACGATGATTCATCATCTGTGTACGGGTTTCATTCAACTCTTTTTGTAGCGGTTCAATAGCCTCAAGTTCACCAATCGGATAAAAGGTGTCTGGCACATCATAATCACGCAACATAACAAACGGATGACCAAACGAATACGGCATCTTCATGGGTTTAACCAAAAACTGTTCACCATCTTCAGCAAATACGCACATCGTTTTGTTGGCAATATCGTAATACTCCCAAATTTCTGCATAGCCAGCATTCTTGTCGTTTACTTTGCGGCGGCTAGGGTCATCCGAGTAACGGCTAACAGCCATAACACTCACAGCCTCACGGGCTGTTTTGTTGTAGCGTTTATCTGACTTAACATCAGCCAAAGGACGGCGAATGCGTTGAGCAATCCAACGCATATCACTCATACTGGTTGCATCAGCATCAACAAACACATCCATTGGGGACACCCGTTCAGCAAACGGTGAGTCCTCTAAAATAACAGAATTAGTAGTAGATTCTCCACCTTCAATTGGGTCAGAAACATCGCCATCTTCTCCAATCATTTCCTCTTCAACAAAACGGTAACCAACCTTAATCCAGCCGTGACCATACATAATGAAATCTTTGACCGCACGGCGAAATTCCGTTTTAATATCACGATGCCTCCACCAATAATTCACAACCGCTTCAGCAATAATCGCATTAGGAGCATTTTCAGGTTTAACCGCATTAACAACAATCTTCGGATAATTAATGGCGATACTAGGTGCAATAACATTGATAGTAGAAAACACAATGTTAATCAACAAACGGTCCTCGTCACTATAATGCTCATAATGACGACCTTTATACAGGTCAGTTAAACGCTTCCAAGTAGCGTCATAACCATCGTTCTTACGCCAACGCTTAGAGAACTCTAGTTTCTGTTTATATTGTTTAAGATACTCTGATGTCGGTTTCCGTGCCATTATTTGTCCTTACCTTTATGCCAGCCAATATGTTCATCCAACTTACTACCAACCTTGTCCACTTTGTTAGCAACCTGTTTCAACAAGTGTCTTGCTTCCGAATGTTGCTCAGTGTTTTCTTTTCGCATCATATTAATTAAAACCACCATTGGACCCGTAATTACAGCAACCACAATAGGGACAATGACGGCTTCCATCACTACATCCAGTTAGTTACAGGTTCAGCGTTGATGCCGTGAATAGCGGCATCCTCAACTTGTTTCCGTTGCCGTTCACGAACCGTAGGACCATGAAAATCCTCTTTACCGTAAGTAAACCCCAAACGAACACTTTTTACATGGCAACTAAAGCAAACAGCCCCCCTGCGAGGCATTTCGTCAGCAATAAAGTTTTTTTGACACGATTCACACTGAATATCCATACAAACATACTGGTTCTGTTCCCAAAACTAGCGTAAAGCACCATCCCGAACATTATGAGCACCAATAGGCACCCTATTGGACGACTGATTACTCATCAAATGCTGCTCCCACCACAACAAACTATTCTTAGGGATAACAGAATTACCCCGATACTCAGGCAACCACACATACTTCAACATCTGATTAGCAATAGCCAAACTAATAGTACGGTCATCATAAGGACTACCAGCCATCTTGCCGTTCGCCTTACGAACAAAAGTTTTCAACTCAGCCACAGTCTTATCACAATAAACCTCTAAAGAACCAGTACGCAAAGCGCCAGCCAACTCGTCAATAGCCAACGGTTTACTAGCAACAGTTGTACGCCAACCCAAAGTATCCGTAGCCTGAGGCGTAACCTTAGATAAACGGCGCTGCTTATAAAGATTACGGTAACCCAAATTCTGTGCAGCCTTGAGGGTTGTCAAACCATGATTATTAGACTCAATACCCAACAACGCTGTGTTATACCACCAACCCATCTGAGCCAACATTTCACCAAAAATATCTGGCTCAACATGTCCATGCCAATGCGCCACAACATAACCATAAGTGGCGTTAATAACATGAGCAGAACTATAGTCGCCATGTTGCAAACCTTCCGCAACATCCGAACCAATCACATAAACAGCCTCAGGGTCAGGGAACTCCCAAACAGAAAAATTGCCGTTCTCTGTAGGACGAAACTCAACAACATTATTAGAATACGCATGCAAAAACCCAACCTCAGGTTCAACAGTTTCAAAAGTATTCAACAAATCTATATCAAAAACAGGGTTACCTGACTTAATAAACGCTTCCTCAGGGAAGCGTGGATACTCTTGATGCAACTGCCAAGAAACCATATTCTTTTCCTTGACCGCATACCAATCCTCGTCACGGTCACCAGCCGACCAAGGAAAAAAGATACCAACAAACTGATTAGCGCCAGTCTGCGAACCAACCCACAAACTATGAAAAAAATTGCCTGAACCGTTAGCGGTGGACAAACAAATAACACGACCACCAACATCCGCAATAGGTTCAATAGAAGCCCACGCCTCCTCAGGATTAGGCAAGAAAGCCATTTCGTCCACAATAACCAAATACACCGACTCACCACGAGCAGGGTCATTACCTGACGGCAAAGACTCAACAGCAGACTCATTATCAAACACCATCTTCAACTGATGTTCAGTAACCTGCTTAGGACCTTTCTGTTTCATCCAATACGGCAAAAATTTGTAACCATACTTGCTTTTAGATAACAACTTCATTGCTTCACGCTCCGTGCGTGACAACATAACCACGAAACGGTCAGACCAAAAAAATGTTAGCCAAAACGCATAAGCAGCAGCCAAAGTAGAAAACCCAATCTGACGAGCCTTGAGGACTACTGAATATCTAGAGTCAAGCCAAGTACGAACAGAATCTATTTGTGCTTCACGCAACTTGAAAAGAATGCGTGCACGCTCAGGATGTTTAATAAACCAATAGTTTTCACAAAAATGAACAAAAGCCGCTAACTGTTCATCAATACTGGCATTCTCGGGACCACGACACAAACGCCACTCTTTTTCATTTAAAAGTTCAGATAATTCCACTACTTACCCCAAGGCTGCCAACCATTATTGTTTCGTTCTTCAGAATACTCAAAAATAGCCAAAGCAGCACGCAAATTAACAGTTGGATTAGATAATTGTTTACATGAACTAAGAATCCCCTGTGACTGCAACCAGCCACTAGGAAAATACTTATTAGGCAAACACCAAAACTGGTTAATTTGTAGCAAACCCCTAGAACCACCATTTGGGTCAGTTGGATTAAATACACTAGGCATACACCTAGATTCACGCCACATCACATAATCCAAATCAGATAAATCTGACCTAGACCAACCCACATCCAACGCATCATCCAACCAATGCGCACACTTACCAACCAACTCCTTAGAGATAGCATGCGCATGACTAATAGGCATGATTAAACAAATAGCAACAATGGATAAAAACCATTTACGCATAAACACCATCCTAACGGATTGTTATTTCGGTTGTTCTACAAACTCTTTCACAGCCGCAGGAACATCGTCCCCAGCAACATAACGAATATGCCAAGGTTCGGATTGAACCTCGTGACTAAAACCAAACTTGTCCTCGTTAGCCAAAAGCCACTCTAATATCTTACCATTAGCGTTAGCGACATCAACAGCCAAACCAAGCATGTGACGGCTACAAGTTTTAGCGTCATCGTTTGGTGCAGCCAAAGGCGCTAAACCTTTTTTAAGCCACCACTTCTGACCATTCCAAGTTCTACTAGTAGAATTAGCAACAGGTTCTTTCCTGTAGCGTTGCAAAAACGCAGCCTTCTGCTGCTCAATGCTACGAAACTGGTCGCCTAAACTAGTTGGCTTTAAAGTAATGCCATCTTTAGCGGCAGCAGCAACCATTGCATCCCACGCATCCGCAGCACACAACTCCATTTTGCCACCACTAACAGTTTTACGCAAAATATCTGGCGTAACCTCACTAGGTTTCTTACCTGCTAGATGACTACAGTATTTTACTTCAACAACAGGATACGGCATTATTTGCCGAACGCCTTGCTGATTTCTTCAGCCGACAACTCGCCATCAACACTAGCGGCAGCCAACTTTTGAACAACACCAAACAACGCTGTCAATCCAGCAACACCAGCAGACTTAACAACATCAACACCCAAAATAGCGCCACCAGTAATAATTGGCAACGCACTAGCAATAAACAAAGAAACCAGTCTTTGTCCAAGGTCCAACATTTTTGCAATAGACTTATTCATTAGTTATCCTTTTGACTAAAAGTGATTATGGAATGAACCATAATCGCTACACCAGTAAGAAACACTGCCTGACGCAAAGTTGGACCAGACAAGGTAATTAAAACCATGCCAGTTCCCGCCCATGTCCACGCATTATCCACAAGGTAATCCAACAACTTTTTCATTATCGTTTAACCCTAGGAGCAGGCAACATTGTTAATGTTGCCCCAATAGCCACCAAAGTACGGCGCTGACTCACAGGGATGTTTGACCCAGTTGGTACATAATTTTCAAATTGTGAACCAAAAATGTCAATCACCGCCTCAAATGCTTCACGAACCTCTTTTGGTGCTGATTGGACAGCCTCCACAATTAACGCCGCTTGTTCCTCAGATAACTCAGCAGGGACAACCTCAGAAAACAACTGTTCAGCCTCAGATTGTGTAATAACTTGCAAAACAGCCACATTAGACACCAACTCTGCTGCTTGTTCACTAGTGATATTAGCAGCCAACACAGTTTCTATAATGGCAACAATTTGCTGTGGTGTTGCTTCATCAATGGATTCTATAATCGCAGAAAACTGTTCATCATCAATAGGTTCATCTTCAAGGAACAGTACACTGGTGGTTGATGAATCCGTTTCTTGTATTAGTGTTGTTTCTGTTGTATATTCCTGCGGCTTTGTTGTGTCTGTTGGCTGTTCTGTTTCGTCAAGAACAGGCTCGTCTAGAATCTCGGGAACGGATGTCTCGTCAGGCTCAACAGGTTCTGGGAGAGTCTCGTCAGGAACGGTTGTAGATGTTTCGGGTTCTGTTGTTTCGGGTTCGTCAATGGTGGTTTCGGGTTCGGGTGTGGTTTCTTCAGGTTGAGGCTCGGTGGTGGGACTAGGAGCAGTTGATGTTTGAGGTGGCGTATAAGGTACTTCAGTTGTTGTGGTCGGGGTTACTGTTGTACTTGTCGTGGATGTGGTTGTTGATGTCTGAACTGGCTCTGTGGTTGTGGTCGTTGTTGTGGAAAGGATTACTGTAGTTGTCGTTGCAGGGACAGTCGTTGTTTCCGCAATAGTAGTACTTGTCGTCACCGCAGTCGTGGATGTTGTACTTGGAACCCATGAAGTAGTTGTCTCCTGAACAGTAGTAGTTGTAGTTGTTGATACAGCATTAGTTGTAAACGCTTCATCTGGCACTATCGCCCAGCCTGTATTGTTAATGTTCCACGCCAACATGTAACAGGTTCCGCCACCGTGTTCATAGAACCAACCGTCAAGCGGATATAAGCCAGCAGAGAATGATTCGGTTGTTTGCGCCGACCATGAACAGCCTTTATCATTCCAAGTGCCGAACTCTGTTAAACCAATTTTGACTGTCCCACCGTCATCGGCAGCGACCATAAACTTGATTGTGTTATTTGCTGGTATCTCAATGAAGCCCGTGTAGTGGACCATAAACATATCGTTTGGGCAGTTACCGAATGGTTCGCCGTTGAAGTTTCGGTTGATGTTGTTCTCTGTTTCGCTGTGGCAGACAGGGTAGATGTCATCTGATTGTGTTGGCGGTATGTCGTTAATCGTGTAGCCGACAGCATTCAATCCTGCTATTGGTTCTGCGTTGGCGTTTTGCGGTATAACCGCAAACAGTATTGCTGGTAACGGTATTAGCCAGCGTGTTAAATGCCTGCCCACATTACGGTTCGGCTACTGGTGTGTAGGGTGGAGAAAATGTTTTTGTGGCACTATTGTATGTGTACCCAATTCCCGCTGGATTTGTTTCGTCGTACTCAACAAATTGGTCGCCGTTTGGAAGCGAATCAATAAAACTTTGTTCGGCAACAATAATGTTTACAACAAAATTTCCAAAAATCTGAGCAAAAGTTTTCATGGCAATAAGAACCTCACAATACATATGCCCTTAAAACCACTCCAGCCACCTCGTATTGCGCCATTGTTGTCAATGGCACCGCCACCACCACCCGAACCGTAAGATGTTCCAGCACTTCCTATAACCGAGTTTGCGCCTTGGTCGCCATTACCGCCACCACCTGTACCACCAAGTCCTCTAGTTGCACTTCCACCATAGTTTTGCCCTTGACCACCGCCACCACCAGCCGCAAAGCGAGTAATTCCTGCTAAAGTTATTGGAAAATTTGCAGCAGTTAAATTACTATCTATCGTTGTAAGCAATAACCCAGCACCACCATCACCAGCCTTCCCAGAAGGTGTGCCACCAAGTGCGACATTTGAAGCCTGACCTGCGCCACTTGCACCACCGCCACCACCACCAGAACTAAGATGTCCACCACTACCGCCAGCATTTGTATTATTGCCAGTTCCAGCAGGGCTAGTTGTGATTGCACCACCACCACCACCACCAGAAGAACCACCTGTGATACCAGCATTGTAATTTACGCCACCACCACCTCCACCCAAAGAGGTTATAAATGTACCAAAACTTGTTGAACCACCAACATTTCCACCGTTGTTTGCAACAGGAATAGCACCAGCGCCAATAGTTACACTAACATTGGAAGTTATTGCACAACTTGTCCAATAATCAATTTCAGCAGCACCACCACCACCGCCACCGTTGGTGCTTGAGCCAGAACCACCACCCCCAACAGTACAGACATCAACCACTCCATAACTGTTAGCCGAAACGGTTAATTCTCCAGATGAAGTAAATACGATGTACTGATATCCACCAACAGTTACAGTTTCTTGACCACCCGACAATTTTAATGGATTTAAGTGTTTGCCCCAATTGCTTATCAAAGGGTCATATAACTGTGTGCGTGGAGAATATTTAGACATTCAACAAGCCTTACGGAGTGATTCTGTTTACGAAACCAAATATCTCAATTTTGTTTGCCGTACCAGCAAACGCCGAAACAGTTAATGCAGCCGAACCCGTGCCACTCAAAATAAGACCAGCGCATACAAGTGTTAAGCCTGAAGGCGTAGCAGGGATACTTACTTGAATTAAATCTGATGTTGTTGTTGCGCCACCAAATTCAACAGTCAAAGTAACAGCAGTTGAATGAATGTTGTTTGCATACAACCAAATCTCATCAAGAATAGTTGCACTAGTTCCCGTAGCGTGAATTGTTGTGCCGAGCGTTGCGGTTGCAGCAACAGCAATACCACGCCCGTTAGTGCTACCTGAAAGTTTTTGTTTGCTAAAAGTTGCCATTGTTATCTCCTAATAAGTGGTTAAATCGTTCCCTACAAGAATACTGCTGCTTCAATAGGGTTGAAAGCCGCCACAGGAGTGCTATTAACCCACGCTGAACCATTGTAAGACAACAACTGTCCGCTAGAAACACTAGTTATCATAACATCATTAAGGTTGTCTAGGGTGGATGCGCTAGCGGCAGCAGTAGCAGCCGCATCAGCATAAGCCGTAGTAGCAAGTTTTGTGCTATTGTCGCTAGCGCTTTGAGTAACACCAGTAGTTCCAGTAGGAAGTGACGGAGTACCAGTAAAAGTAGGGCTAGCCAACGGAGCATAAGCACTCAGGTCTGGTGCAACAGCAGTTTTAAGATTGGCTACAGTAATTTTTTTGGTTTCAACAGCCGAACTATCAACAATAGGCAAAACATCTGCGGCTGCATCAACACCAGCAGCAGCAAGTGCCGTCAATTGAGAAATTTTTAAATCCGCCACTAGTTATTAGCCTCCATTAAAATAAATGAACCATCCTCTAATAATAAATCTGTTCCATCTTCAGACTCAAGGTTAGAAACCGCAAAATCTGGGTCATTCCAATACGAATTAGCCAAATCTCCAAGAGTTGTCCCCGCAGCACCAGTAGCAGCATAAAACTCGTAAGCAAGCGTATTACGAAAATTGTAACCATTGTCCTGAGCAAAGGCGTACATCAAATCACCCAAAGTGGACAAACTAGGATACTGCGCCTTCAAAGCAACAAACATCGCATCATTAGTAGTAGCCATAACTATAGACTTTTCAGTTCCCTAGCAAAGTCGGCAGTTTCCTGCCGAATATGTTTCTCACCCAAAGCAGCCCTAGCAATCAAAGCATCCAACTCGGCATCCGAAATTTCATCCAACTTCTGAGAATGCTCAACCTTGATTTGAGTAGGAGCCAACCTATTAGTAGCCTGAAGATACAACTGAGCAGCCTTATTATCACCATCCAACGCCTTGGCATATAATGCGTCCAATAATTTCTGTGACCTCTCAGGGCTGCCTTGTAGGTCCTCAACCCGTTTAGCCCACTCAGCCTTAAAGGACGGTTTCTTTTGCCAGCGTCTAAGAGTCGTAGGGTCAATACCTTCCTGCTGAGCATACTTCTCCTGACTGGCAGGCACCCGTGCAGACGCTGGCGTACATAACCAGTTCAAATATTTTTCTTGCCGCACATCTAGGATGTTTTCTTTGTCCATGCTACTAGTGTAAAATTTGTTCCTGTAGGGAACAACGGGGGGGATTATAGGGGGGGGTAAGGAATACTGGATACTGTAGTCACCGAGCCATAGCGAGGTGACAATACTGGTAGTTAAACAGTTTGTGCTGTTTACAATACAAGAAGCGTGGACAAAAATGAAACCAAAATATTATGCATACAATCCAAAGGGTGCTGCGAAGTATGCTAAGGATAAGGGTCTTGATGATAAGGCTGAAAAACGCCGTCAATCTGCTATGGTTATGGAAGCAGATTTGAATGACCAGTCAAAAGGTGCCGCAGATTTTATAAACAAAAAGTACGGTAAAACTGGTTCTGGTTTTTTTTCGTCATCAGATTACAACAATTATCAAGAATTTGAAAACTCGGTATTGGATGTAATGTCCGAAGGTGAGATATCAAGTTTGTTTCCGCCTGAAGTTTGGCAACGGGCTGCAAAACGGTACACTAAACAAATATTTAAACCTAAATCAACCAAAAAATAGTAATGGCATATAGTAAGCCAGAACTAAGAAAAAGGATAGTTGCATCCGTTAAGGCTGGGACTGCTGGTGGTAAAGCAGGGCAGTGGTCTGCTCGTAAAGCACAAATAGCAAACAAACGGTATCAGTCAGCAGGTGGCGGATTCAGTGGACCTAAGACTGCGGCACAGTCATCGCTCAGTAAATGGTCGGACCAGAAGTGGCGTACCAAATCAGGTAAACCATCCACTGTTGGACCTAAGGCTACTGGTGAACGGTATTTGCCGTCAGCAGCCATCAAATCTCTTAGCAGCAAAGAATATGCTGCAACTAGTGCAGCCAAACGCAAAGGCACCAAGGCTGGTAAACAGTTTGTTAAACAACCCAAAACCATAGCCCAAAAGACAAGGAAATACAGATAATGCCATACAGCAAATATAGCCCGAAACAGAAACGGTTAGCAGCAGTTGCTGCACCACACAAAAAAATAACACAAGCCGACATTATTGCTATAAAACAGAAAAAGAAAAAGAAAAAATAATGCCAAAAACAGCAGCATGGACAAGAAAAGAAGGCAAAAACCCTAAAGGCGGATTAAACGCCAAAGGACGAGCATCATACAAAGCCCAAACAGGAGGCACACTCAAGCCACCTGTCAGCGCCAAACAAGCAGCCAAATCACCAAAAGCGGCAGCACGCCGCAAATCATTCTGCGCACGAATGGGCGGCATGGCAGGACCAATGAAAGACTCCAAAGGACGACCAACACGCAAAGCCCTAGCATTAAGAAAATGGGACTGCTAGAAATATAAAATTTTTATATATTATATTTGGGTCGGGGGACCCAAACAAATGACGGGGTGGGGGTATCCCGCACTATAAAAATAGTGCTCCAACCCTAGGCTATAAGAATCATACACGAGAGTGCATGCCGTACCCCCTCATGCTCCCCCACCCGAGGATTTGACCTTGTGGATAAGTTGATATTTTGGTGATATATCAGACCATAATCATTATGGGTTTTGATGGGTCGCCTGATGTGAGCATCATGCCCATCATGTGCCGATGATGCATGCCATGATGTGGGCTATTCGGGCATGTAGCGGACTGTGAAACTGACTATGGGCAATGGGTGGGGTTTTGCCAACCATGTGTTTAGCGTGTGAATTTCGGTGTGCATTATGCGTAGGGAAACAGGCGGAATAAAAGGCGTGGGGTTGGTGGCTTGACTTTTGGTTTTGGTTGGTTCATAATATGGGGGTCGGAATCGGTGGCAACATTGAACGACAGAACACGCCATTGTCATTGGTGGCTCATAAGTGTTCGCTGTGGTTAGCGATGGCAGGTTGCCTCGGCTAGCCAAGTGCTTAGATGGCGAGATGCTAAGCGGTTGCAATTTGGGTGCAGTGATTCTGCATTGGCATTAGGTGAAGCCGTGAGCGGTTCGGTTGCAACGATGGAGGCGATTCGTGCTGTGCACTTTTCGCCTTGCGGATTCGTGATTTGGGGCAGATTAGCAGGTGCCCTGATTACTTGAGCGATGATGCAAGGACAACGGGGGGTGGTGGGCACGAATTGCGGAGCAATTCGGGGTGTGGTACCATTGTGCCTTTACGAACGGGTTGCGATTAGGTGGGGCTAGTGTCCTTGCAATAGTGCGATTCTGTTGCCATCTACGATGCGATTATGCAGATTGAGTAACGATTACCGACATGAACTGGGAGGTTCATTTATGAAGGTTGGCGATGAGGTTGAGTTTGTGCGTGGTAAGCGCACTGGGCAGGTTTGGGTTGTGGCAGAGTTTCACAGCGCCGAGCAGGTTCTCGTGAAGCCTACGGCTTCACAGATTGTGTTACTATTGGCAGATATTGACAACCTTAAGGTTGTCGGGGAGGCAAAATAATGAAATTGGCACATATTAACCCGAATGAGTCGGGGCGATGGTTTCGGTTGGGTTCTGAGCGTAAATGTGGGCGTTGGAGTTATGCCGATGACACGAACCCTGAGGGTGTGCGTGTTCGTTATGTGATTCATCACAACACGATTATGGGCTACTTCAAAGAATGCTCACCGAACAAGTGGCTTTTCTTGCCACTTTCAACGGGTTGGGGCAGTGCATCTGACCAGCAGGGCATGAACAAGATTATGCCTTCGGCATGGCGTTATCGCCGAAATGGTGGTCATGCCCGTTATGAGTTCAACGGAGTTGAATACAAGTTTTAAGTTAGCGGTTTGCTATACTTAATTGAATACGATGGTGGACGAGCATGGTGCTTGTCATTAGGTGTTCGTGAACGAACAGCCATTACACAACAATACGACTGGGAGGTTGTATGTCAGCAGTAAAATCCAAGCCGATTAACGGCTACTATCCCAATACACAAGAATGCAGTTTTGCCGATGGTTCTCGTAAGCCATTGGTGCAGTGCACCAAGAATGAACTAATTGCACTTTGCAATTATCTCAACATCAAGTTTGTGGGTCGCCCACCGATGCACTTTTCACCTTTGGTGATTGAGAATGCAATCAAGCAGAATTTGCGTGAGATTCATTACACACCTTCGGTGCCGTCAGTGCCTCAGCCTGCGGTTGCTGGTTCGTTGGATGGTGCGATTCAACTTGTGGTGCATAATGCGGTGCAAGTTGCATTGGACAAGTTCAAGGCTGGTGTTGATGAGACACAAGTTGTTCAACTTGTTAATGATGCGATTCAGCCGTTGTTTACTGGCTTCAAGCATGAGGTGACCACTTTAGTGGATGAGATTCGTCCTAAGGTCACTCAAGTGGTGCTTGATTCCAAGCCTGCGAAAACTCTTGAGGGTGTGCAACACTTTCAGTTTGCTCAGGTGTTGCAAGCGGTTTCACGCCGAGTGAATATGTGGTTGGTTGGTTCGGCTGGCTCAGGTAAAACTGAGATTGCCCGACAGACTGCCGAGGCACTTGATTTGCCATTCGCTAGCATCAACTGTACATCTACGATGCAGGACTATCGCATCACTGGCTACAAGGATGCAAACCGCATCTATGATACGACACAGTTTCGTAACATATTTGAGAATGGTGGTGTGTTCGTGTTGGATGAGATTGACAATGCGAATCCGAACATTCTCGGCATATTGAACAGCGCTTTATCCAATGGATATATGGCGTTTCCCGACAAGCAGGTTGCCCGTCACAAGGATTTCGTGGCGATTGCTACAGCCAACACCTTCGGTGCTGGTGCCACGATGCAATATGTTGGTCGCAACCCGATTGACGGTGCCACGATTGACCGCTTTGTACAGTTGCACATCAAGTATGATGAGGCGATTGAGCAGGCTATGTTGGATGCTGTTGGTTTGGAACCTACGGTTTCAGCCAAGTGGCTCATCAATGTTCGCACTGCCCGTAAGAATGTTGAGACTGCTGGTCTCAAGATGATTATTTCGCCTAGGGCGACCAAGAATGGTGCGGAGTTGATTGCTGGCGGTTGGTCAGTGCGAGATGCGTGGGATGCTTCGGTGCTCAAGGGTGCCAAGGCTGACCAAGTGGACAAGGTAATGGTCGGTGTTTCCCTCTAGGGAAGCATCGGCTATTATCACCGAAACGATTATAGAAACTGGGAGGTTTCATCATGCAAGTACATATCACGAAGAACAGTCGTGGCGATGAACTGTACATTGAACAGTTTGAGTCACTCGGAGAGTTGTTGCGCCATGCTGGCGCTAACAAGTCGCCCAAGTCATCCAATGGCAACGACAGCAGTTTCACGCTGACTAAATCCTTGCAGGATGCTGTTGAGTTGGGTCTCAAGGGCTATACGGATGTGCGTCCCGATGTGGAGGCACAACTCAGCGAACTTGAGTCGCATATCGCCGAGCATCTTGATGTTGCCTTTCAGGCTTGTCATTCGGTTGTCGGTGGGTCGGTTGATGTCGCCCGATTCATCCAAGGTGAACCCGAGTGCATGGTTGATTATGTTGCCGAACCTCAGGCTCGTATGGGTCGTGTGGTCAAGGTGCTGGTCAATATGGTGTTCTCGTCATTCGTGAACACTGCGGATATTGTCAAGCGTGGTGTTGTTGTGTGTGCTTTGATTGACACTTTGCACAAGTTGGGTGTCGGTGTTGAGGTTTGGTCAGAGGAGCCTACGGCTCACAAGCATATTGACAAGGGTGATGTGTCATCGCATCTAGTCAAGTTGCATGATTCATCGGAGATGTTGGACATTGACAATTTGATGTTCGGTCTCTGCCATCCGTCAATGCTTAGGCGTATCGGGTTCAGTGTTACTGAGCAGTCGGGTTGGAAGCATGCTAAAGAGGTTACTGCTGGTGGCTACGGCTATCCGAATAACCTTGAGTGTGTGGCTCGTATCGGTGCTGATGTCACTATTGGCAAGGTGCAGGATTGCAAAGGCGACATGTTGGCTGACCCTTGCAAGTGGGTGCTCGGTACGGTTGCAGGGTTGGGTTTGGTTTAACGAAGTTAGGAGGACGAAACACCTACAGCGTGTTGTGTGTTGTGGGTGTCTAACCGTGTTGCGGTTGCTGATGAGTCCAGTTTGACTTGATTATGGAGGTTGATTATGGGTTACGAAGTAATAGTTAAATGGATACCCGAGGACATACAGTATCACCAGCCTGATTGGCATGAGTCCAAGTGTGAGTTTGTGTTGGATGAAATTTCGCACCAACTGCATGAGCGTGTTGTTGAATACGGCAACGAAGTTCTTGAGGGTTTGTTGTCCGATTGGATTGATGAAAGCGAAGAGCACTATTGTGAAGAAGAGGAGGCGTGATGAGTTTCGGTGAATTGTTTATCGGTCTGATAGTTTTTCAGGCTGTGATTGTGTGGGTGTGCTATTTTGTGCTCACTAACGAGTCAGGTTCACAGCGATACCAGCATGGTCGTGACTATCCGTATGACCAAGATTTGGATTGGTGATTGACAACTGCGTACTAGCGGTCTGTTATAGTTATAGTAATGGTTTAATGATTTGCCATCTGACGATGGCATCTAGTATGGATGATTTGTCCATGCTAATTAGCAATATGCAACTTAGGAGGTTGTAATGTTAGGCATAACAATGGGTGCCGTCATAGGCACAGAGGTAGGTAAGGAACCCGAACCCTGCATTATCGGTGATATCGCCGATATTCAGGCTAAGGTTGGCGGTCACTTTGATTGTGTCCGCATCAATGTGGGTAGTGACCCGTCAGCCGATGATGTGTTCACTTTGGTGGGCTATGTTCACGATGAGGGCAGGATTTTGAATCCTCCTTTGGAGATTAATCTCATGGCTTCCATGATTTTCAATCAAGAAATTCGTGGCAACTGTGTCATTCTCAGTGGCACCAATCCCGAAACCAAGGCGTATGACGGTGAGAATTACGATTTGCCTGCCGTGTTCTACGAATATCTGTGCAAGCAGATGACCAAGGACATTGAGCAATCAGTTTCGTTCACTCGGTTGCTGGCAAGTTCGGTCAGTTTGTCATACAAAGCAAAACAAATTTCTAAAGAGGAATTTGATTATATCCATGAAACGATTGGCAAGTTGCATGGCAACGCTGTTGGTGGCGACCTTGACAGCATGCCTGCGAAACTCAAGGCGTTGCTTGAGAAGTGCATGCAATATATGGCTACCGAGGTTGGAACTTTGCTCGGTGTTGAAATTGAAGAGGAGGAATGATGTCCAATTTGGGTGTTTCGGACGAGTGCAATGCACCAGTTATGCCTGTTGTATCTGCTCGCCCGAAGAAGGTGGTGGGGCGCAAGCCCCATCGCCGAGTGTTGTCACCTGCTGGCACCTATAGGTGTCCGAAGTGTGCTAATGAGATAATTGTGTTTGTTCGCATGTCGGCTTTGCCGTTGTGCATTAATCATTCGGCATCCAGTGGGGGTGCCGTGTCTATGGAGGAGGTTAAATAATGTTGAAACATAAATGGAATCCCGAAACTATGCGTAGCGGTTTTTATGCGATGCTACAGCATGCAGAACTGCAAGAGATTGAGCATGAAACCGATGTGGTTTTGGGTTCGTATTGGTCGGGCATCAAAGATGCTTTGCTGGTTGCGGTGGACATATTGGGTGAAGGTGCGGACAATCTTGAGGATGCTTGGTGGGAGGCGATTAAATGAGATTAAAAAATGTTGAGGTGCCGTTCCCGAAGTGCCCTAGGTGTGATGGGTTTATTCCGAACGACAAGGATGCTGGCAAGTATGCTGGTGCCCTTAGTCGTTTGGATAACCGCACCGAGGTGTGTTCTAAGTGTGGGGAGATTGAGGCGTTGGAGCAGATGATGTACGGAAAAGTTTACAACTTTTTAGAAGGCAGGTCATAATGAAACATGATGATTTAGCGGATGTTAAACCGTTGGGTGTGCGCATACAGATATCTGATGGTGTGCATGGTATGTGGATGGGGCGACAGTTGTGCGAGGTGCGTGGCTATAGTGCGCCTTGGACAACAGAGAAAATGTTGGATTATTTCCAAGATTTATGCACCTTTTATGATGCTTGGTCGGAATCTATTTCGCATGTGGCGTTGCCTGATGCGATGTCCGAACTACAAGCGTTGGATTTGGAGGGCGATACTTTCAACAAGTGGAAGTTGATTCGTGCCTATGTTGAGGGTGCCTATAGCAAGTTCCCGAACGAGTCGTTGCTTTCCATAATGGTTGCGTTGGGGATTACCCCAACACAATATCTACAGGCGTGTACTACTGGTGGGTTACCGAAATGTTTTGAAGCGACCCCCGATTTCATTAGTCGGCTTGAAGAATATTATTTGTCGCACGAAAAAATTGTGTGGGTTGAAATCGCTAAAGAGTTCGGTATCAGCGCCCATATCGCCAAGAATATTTGCCGAGTGTTTGATAAACGGCATGTCGCCAAATATGGCGACCTTGCAGGTCAGCGTAAATATGCCCGAGAACTGTTGAACGACTTGTCGTTGAACACGGACGAGACACCTACGCATATCACCAAGGAGGTGTTTGACCGTACTGGTGTGCGGTTTGATTTGTCTGCGGTTACGAAAATTCGTAAGCGTAAACGCAACACCGAACCACTAGAGTTATAATCACAAACTACCCATAGGAGCAATATGAAACTGGATACTGTAAACAAGCGCATTTATGTGCGCCAATCATGGTTGAACGATGTGTTGATGTGTCCCGAACGGGCACGACTCGCAACGAAAAATCCGCAGATGCGGATGGCTAGTGATGCGACCATCATTGGTACGGCTGTGCATCATGCGATTGAAACTTTTATCAACACGGCTGACGAAGAAGGTATGGTCGGTCAAGAAGTTGAAGAGATGGTCAAGTGTGCCATCGCCGAGTATCAGCGTTTGGCGTTGGAACCGCACCGCAAAACTGGTATTGATGAAACCAAAATTTTGTCGTACATTGATGCGATGTGCGTTGCGTGGTACACAACGATTATGCCATTCGTGGAACTGGGTGGCAAAACCGAGCACCGTTTCGTGTTGCCTATTGGTATCAATATTGGTGGCTACGATACCTATATTGAGGGCACGATGGATTACATTACGCCGTCTGGTGTTATCTGGGATTGGAAAACGGCTGGGCGTTCATATTCGGGTGCAGAGAAACAAAAGAACGCTGTGCAGGCATCCATGTATGCGATGGCGGCGTGCATTGAGGGCATGGTGCCGAACGAGAATGATATTGAGTTCAAGTATGGTGTGATGATTCGGCAAGAAACCCCGAAGGGGCAGGTTGTTTCGTTGCATCGTAATCAGGAGCATGTTGAGTGGATTCGTAACCAAATCATTTCGGCTTGCCGAATGGGTGTGTCTTTGGGTGTTGATACAGGCTGGTTGTTGAACGACCAAGGCAATCTGTGTTCATCCAAGTGGTGCGATTTTTGGTCTATGTGCAAAGGCGCAACAATCTCCGAGCAGTCGTTGTTGCTCAAATAGCGAGGACGAACATGCGTGAACCGATTGAATTAACGGTTGCTACTGCGGTGGCATCAGGTCTCCCGTTGTCCTTGCCTATTGTGGAGGTGCAGTGGATTGATGCTGTGGGTTCAGGTGACCGTTGGGATACACCTGAGAATGTTGATTCCATGATTCCGTCAAAAAGTTTTGCTGTCGGATATTTGTGGCATGAATCCCGAACACATGTAACATTAATTATGTTAGTGAACGATGTTGGTACCGTAGGTCATTCGTTGGTGATTCCGAAAGGAATGGTTGTGAATGTGCGCACACTTGTGCGTGACAACACCGCACCATCAGAATGATACAATGTTTTTTATTAAGGCTGATGGAGTGCCACATGGCAAGTGTGACAACCTCCCCTCCGTCAGCCGATTTGTAAGTAATAAAATAGGGAGAGCAATAACAAACAAAACACCGAGGAGGTGCCGAAATGAATACCATAAGTAAAGACCAATCCATAATCACTCAGGTCGCAGCGAAGATTGCTGCCGACTTGACACCGAAATCAGATGATGTGCAAATCAACATCGCCAACTGGCTGTTGGCGTTTGATGCGACATCGGATGCGTTGCTGGAGAAACACGGCATGACACAACTGGACGACCAACAGGTTGCCGAGATTGTGCAACAAGTGTTCCCGAACTCAGTGACGGTCACACAAACACCAGCGCCACAGTGGGCGACACAGCAAGCACAACCGCAAACCTCAGGGTTTCAGGTTCGTATCAAAGGCAAACAGCACGGAGACATCCCTGCATGGTTGCATGCCGAGTGCGCCAAGAAAGGCGTGACCGAAGTGTGGGATAACCGTGATGGATTGTCCGCTAACCCGAAGCGTCCTTGGTTCAAATCAACGACATCTAACGATGCGTTTTGGGCACCGAGACCTGCTAGGTCATAATGCAAGACCCCGACTTCAAGGGGCGATGGTCAGCGTTAGGGCGGGGAGAACAACTCCCCGCCTTTGACGCATCTAAGACCCCCGCACACTTTTTTAAACCACTAGCGCTTGCGGCTGACGAATATGTATATTGGGCACAGAACCCTGACGAACGAATCTACTTAGGCTTTCCCGACATTGATGGGCAGATGCGTGGCATCGCACCATCAGAAATGTGTTTGATAAACGGCTACAGCCATAGCGGTAAAACTTTGTTTCTGTTACAAATCTTGTTGGCGAACAAAACAAAACCCGTAATCTACTTTTGCCCTGACGAACCACGAACATTGACGCTAATCAAGTTGGCGTGTTTGACGCATGGCATTGACGCAAACTTGTTGGAGCAAGAAATCAGCCGAGGTGTACCCGAAGCGATTGAGTTGCTACGCAAAACCTCAACCGAAGAGTTCCCGAACCTAGCGGTCTTTGACCAAATGCTGTCCCTAGCGGACATGGAACGAGCATTGGGTGAAGTGCGTGACGCTTGGGGTCAGCCAGCGTTAATCGTGTTTGACTACTTGGAACTATTGACTGGTGGCGGTGAAGATGTGCCATCCAAAGCGAACACACTCAAAGGTTTCGGTAAACGCCATAATGTTCCATTATTGGTGTTGCATCAATCATCTAGGTCTGCTGGTGCGGATGGGCGAAAAATGACTATATCTTCAGGTGCATACGGTGGTGAGCAACAATCAGCGCATGTAATTGGTGTTCGCCGTAAACGCTTTGAGATAGAAGCACAGATTCGTGAAATTGAGGACAAACTAGATAAATCCAACAGCACAGAACGACTACTGGAACGCTTGGATTCTTTGCGGTACGAACAGCGTATCCACATGAATACGGTGACAATCAACTTGGTGAAATGCAAACGCCCAGCATCAACATTGTTGGATGACATGGATTACGAAATTGAACAAGGCACAGGCAGACTGATTCGGCTCACGAACCACAATCTGCCGTCATATATTCATAATCAACCAACCGCACCTGAACAACTAGAGTTGGCGGTAATGGAGGACTGGTGATACACGACCAAATCGTTGGCATGTTCACTTCGCTGTTTCGTGGTCGTGGCGATGTGTACGGACATGAAGAAGGTAGATGCGTCAAAGAACCATTGACACACGAAGTTTTTAAACGACACCTAGAGGGCGTTCAAGCAATCGGTGTGTATCCGATGGTGCCCATCAACAATGTGCAACATGTTGCATGGGGATGTTCCGACATTGACATAGAAGATTTGGCTGGTGCCCGAAAAATCCAGTCGGCGCTATCTGCCGTGAATGTCACTTCGTTCGTGGAGCGTTCACGCTCCAAAGGTTACCATATTTGGGTGTTCGCCGAGAATGTTGTCCCTGCATCAGACATGCGCAGAATGTTGTTGTGCGCCCATCAGGTCGCAGAATATCCTGCACGAGAAGTAAACCCGAAACAAGAAACATTAGCCAAAGGTCAATACGGCAACTATGTTCGTTTACCGTATTTTAACGCCGAGGACATGACCGACTCACATAGACGCATATTGGATGACAATAATCAGGCTGTGTCTTTACACGATTTTGTTTCGGCGGCAATCTCGTCACGAGTTCGCCGAGAACATATTGCTGACCTAGCGAAGTTGTGGAGAGAACCAATCACAGCACCTGCCGTGATTGACATGTCGCAATCCGTCAGCGTTAAAGAAGCGCTGACACAACTCAGCCCACTAGGCAAAGTGATATGGCGTGACGGACCGCTACCAACGAAAGACCGTTCAACCACACTGGCACGCTTAGGGCATGAGTGTGTGCGGTCATGTATGTCGCCCAGCGAAACAAAAATTATTTTGGTTGATGCAGATAAACGGTGGGGCAAATATCATTTGCGCCCTAACGGCGAACTTGAAATAGACAAACTTGTTGTCAGAGTGTTCTCGTGAAAAAACCGTTTGACCAATCCATGTATGACGCTGACGACCCAGCGAAACAACAAATTTTGGATTGGCTGACATCTCAAGGTTTCAACGGCGAAATCAACCCCGACCAATATGGCATAGACATAATCGGCGACTTTGGCGGCGAACCATTCGCCGCAGAAGTTGAAGTGAAACATAATTGGGTTGGTGAGCGGTTCCCGTTCAAAACCGTACATTTCTCTGCCAGAAAACTCAAATTTCTGGACAGACCCGTAAACACATGTTTTATGATGTTGAACCACGATAGAACACATGTCCTAATAGTGGGGAAACCTTATCTACAATCCGCTATAATCGTTACGAAAGATACTATATATACAACCGAAGAACAATTTATTGAAGTACCACTTGCCTACTGTTCAATAGAATCTTTAGAAAGTAAGCAAGATGACAACGGAACGCAACGCAGAATCTTTTAGCAACGAATCAATTTCAATATTTGTTCCCGTGAAACCCGTCCCCAAGGGACGACCTCGTATGACTAGGCGTGGGCGTGTGTTCACACCGCAACGCACATTAGATGCCGAGGCTCTTGTCCGTGAAGCATACGGTGACCGACCAAAGTTTGAAGGTCCAGTGTCTTTGGTGTTGAACTTTGCCGAGGATGGCACATTGATTGTGATATGTCCGTATTATGGCAGCGATTCTCGGCTGCGGGGCGACATAGATAACTATATTAAAACCATAATGGATGGCTTGAATGGTGTTGCTTGGGATGACGATAAACAGGTGTTTCATGTTGTGGCGGAAAAACAATGAAGCGTGTAATGGTTTGGATGTGGGAACACAACATAGAAACAGTTGATTCAAAAGGTAAAAAGGTTTTTGTTTCAGCGCTCAGCGAGAAACCTGTTGAGGGTGGTAAGCGCAGGCGTGTAGCACATTACAGAGAAAAAGAACATCGCCGTAAGCCCAATGAAGTATGAACCAATCGCACGACAGGGAGCCTCGTTTTATGAAATCCTTATGCAACCGTTCATGGATAATGACATGTCTGCGCCAACAGATTGGGAACTCATTGACCTCGTTCAAGAGGTGTTTGATACACTTGATGACGCTGACAAAGAGATTTTAAACGAAATCTTTTTTCAACAAAACACTTATGAAGTTGCTAAAACGAACATAGGTATTAAAGCCAAATCGCATGCGTGGCGCAAGACACGCAGAGCGTTGAACAATCTTAAAAAAGCATTATTGGAAAACGAAACATTCAGGAGCAAGTATGCGAGCACCTATACCGACAACTTGGGATGAAGCCTCTTTGCAGGCGTTGGAATATATTACGAACATTGTTTCTACGGTCAGGTTTGAGGAACCTGTTTGGAAGAAATATAACGCCATCTTAGATAGTCTCGCTAATTTTGTTACTTGGCATGAAGCCGCCAGCGAAGCGCAGGCGGTGTCTGTAATGGTTGATGCAGGATGTATGGCTATGCACTCGTTGGTGCCCCTCACATTGGGCATGGACAAAACGGAGATGCACAAACTGTTGTGCCGTAAACAGCATGATTATGGGCATGGGAACATCAGTAAGTTTGGTTTGGTTGGTGTTGCTGTGCGTATGTGCGACAAGATTGCCCGAGCAGAAAACATGACCAAGAAAGGTGGTGCCAGCGCACAAGTCACCGAACCTTTGAAGGATGCGTTTGATGACATTATCGGCTATGCGGTTATAGCGGTGATGTTGTATCGGGGAACTTTTATGTTGCCTTTGGATTCTTCTGAGTCCGCTAAACAAAAATATATGCCACAACAATTGGAGTTAGAAATATGAGCGAACAAGAACCAACCAGCCTGTATGGTGCCCGAGGCAAAAAAATTGATATCGGTGGAACAGAACTGCAAATAGATGACGAGTTTATGGTCGCAACATTGTTGGCTGTAATCGCCGTGTTAAACACTATTCACGCAGGCATTGACGAACACATTTCTATAGTAGGACAAAAAATTTATGACGAAATCACAAAAGCCAACTAATCTAGAACTGTTTGAAGAGATGGTTGTTCAACTTATCGCCGAAGCCCGAAGGCTGGGTTTACCAAACGCCCGTGTTCGTGACCTGCAGGAAACCAAAGTTGTTATCAAACAGATTCGTAAAGCACGGGAAAAACTATAATGGACCCACAAAGTTTTGACCCCGATGACCTGTCGGAAATGTCCACGATGTTTGCACGCATAATGTCTGACAGCGACCAAGGATACACAATGGAGTTCTCCATCAGCCGACTACAAGCCAAAGACCTGATGAACATGTGGACAAAAGCCTGTTTAGGTGACCCTGTATCTACAGCCCAATGTTTGATTGAGTACGGAAAAATAATGTTAGAACTGCAATATGCTCTAACTAATGACGAACGAGACTAATCCTCTTCGCTGTCATCCAGTTTTTCGCCACACACAGGATTCTGTGGCAACGGCTTTTGCCGTTCCAAACATGCACACAATTTTGCTTTAAACATTAACCCTCGGATGGAATAAGATTTCGTTCAATCATTTCTTTAGTAAAATCTTTCAAAGTGAACTGACGATTAATCAACTCACTACGAACATTATCATCCTTAATAATTGTAATCGGAATACCCAACTCATTCAACCACGATTGACCCGTTCGTGTAGCATAATTTTCTTTGCCACCCAAACTACCGCCAGACAATCTTTGTATTCTGGAAATCAACGGAATAGCGTTACCCAACGCATATTGAGTAAAACCTTTAATAGTCTTATTGCCCTGCTTGTCATAAATAGGGTCAAACCCGATTGACTCCAAAACATTAACGGCGGCAAGTTCCAAACCACGAGCAGGTGTACGCTCAGGGAAAGGACCGACATCAATACCAAGTTGCTTGCCAGCAATATATTCAAAAGGCAACTTGTATATTGGGTACGCTTGACCAACCAAACGGCGTGGGTCCAAAATAGAACGCAAACCCTCCTGCAATCTTTGTTGAGGCATATCAGGTTGAATCGTGTAATAACCTTCACCTAGCAACGGCACATTACCACGACCAACACCCAACGGCTCACGAGATTCTTGCCATTCAGGAATAATTTGTTCGCTATCAACAGGCAAAGTCTGTTGAACTTTCTCATAAATGTTGTATGCGTTTGGACGCATAAACTGGTTCGTTATCTGATTCGGAATGTTCCGTGTTGTCCAAATCCAAAACGGCACAAACTGTAAAGCAACCTCATCCAACTTGGACAAATCAGTATAATCAAAATGATAGCGGGTTACCTTCGCAACAGCATCATCGTAACTACCACCCTTCAATATGGTGTCTAACGCCATCGGAAAACGCACGGCTGCTTCAACACGAGTGTTCGCACGGCGAACACCCCGAGTGTACGAGTTCGTAGAGAACCCTTGCCTGCGAACAAAATCGGCTGCGTTCTCCGCAGCAGGTTGCATCCGTGTACCAAAACTAGCGGAATCCAAACCAGTTTTATTTAACAAATTGATTACACGCTCACCGAGCGTTCCAGCGATAACGGGTTCACGCAAATCCGCAAACGACCCCTGTAAGCCCGTAGCAATCGCCGCACGCAACGCCTGCTCGTACTGTCCACGCAACACAGGGTCCACAATGCCCAACTCATCCAACCATTTAGCAGGACCATACTTGTTCAATGCGTTCATAGCCTTAACGCCGTTCACGGCGGTCATACCATCAACACCAGCAACAGCATTCATAAACATAGACGAATACGAGTTACGAACAACAAAACCGAGACTGGTTACCGCATAAGTTTTAAACAAATCATTTGCGGCAGACAAAAACTGTCGCACCATACCAGCATTTGACTTAGCCAAAAGTTTTTGCAAATTAGGTTTCCACACAGACAACAATTGCTCAGGTGCCTGCACACCCAACCCTAAAATTGCTTCCCAACCTTCAAGCACCCGTGCTTCAACGGGTGCCATAATCGCACCAAATCTACCAGTTCTAACAATCTCTATTAGTTCTGCGCTAGCAGTAACAGCATCTTCTGCTTCTGCCAAACCAATTTCACCAACATGCAACAATTCTGTTACACGCTCATATGCTGCTTTAACAGTCTTGTCTTTAATATATTTGGTTGATTCAACACTGCGTTGCACACTACGCACCCATTCACGGGCAGCGACACCAGCCTCGCCCCGTGCTGGCATATTCAACATCGCCTGCCCAACAGCAGCAAGTTCATTACGCAAAGCATTACCCGTGCCATCACTCCATTGTTTTAATGTTTTGGCTTGGTCAAACAAAACCCCCAAACGGTCTTGATATTGTAACAACTTTGTTTCAGCACCCTTAATGGAACCAGCACCACCAACTTTGATATTGCCAACAGCCTGAGCAATAGAACGCTCTAAGTTTCTGCGCAACTTCGCTTCCTGCTTGGTTGCCGCCTCCAACGCCTTGGTGATACCAGCACGGTCCAACACAACCTTCTGACCACCAACAGTAACAGTTTGTTTCCTGCCTTGAATTTCGGCAACCTGCGCTCGTGCACCAGCAACAACCTGCTGTCGTTGCACCTTCTGTTGCGCCAACATTTCTTTCTGAGCAGTCAATTCACGAATACGGTCATTAATAGCGGTACGAGCAACATCAACTTCTTGTCGTGCGCCAGCAGCCTCAGCCAAACGACCCGCAGCAGCCTCGCTGGCAGTCGTATAATCGGAACGCAATATAGAACCCAACACAGGATTGTCGGCACCCTGAACAGGTGCCGTAGTAGAATTAGACGGAGTAACCATATAATCCTGCGGTTTAACAACAACAATCGCAGTATCTTCAGCCGTATCATCAAACAACTTCGCAGGCAACAACAATCCGTCCATCTGTCTCTCTAGGTCGGCAGCCAAAGCCACATCGCCCAACGCCGCATCTATAATCATTCTGCCAGTTTGTTCCGCAGCAGGGTCACCCGACATGTGCGCAATACCAACCATGCTTGCAACAAAATCATCATAAATGTTTTTAACAATGTCAGGGTCACCACCAGCAGGCATCTCACGACCAGCGTTATCCAATATGTCATCAATCAAATTCACCAAATCTGGATAACCACGCTCAATCTCTGGGTCCAACGGCAAACCCTGCTTCAAATCATAATAGGTTTTGATAAACACCCTGTTGGCATCCAAACCAGCGTCTTGCAGTTGTGTATCAATGCTTTTAACAAAGTTATCTGACCCAAAAATTTCTTGAATGCCATCCGATGTCCGTGAATCAACAACCTTGTTGTCAGGGAAAGCGTGGACACCAATGACATCGGGAGCGCCTTGGAATATTGTTGGTTCGCTATGAAGCAACTGAAACGGTGCATCAGGCGAACCCAAATCTGTTTGACTGGTATATAGAAAACCATTATCAGGCGCATAGGTTTGTGCGGAACGCACCTCACCCATAATGCGATAACCATTCAACAAATCTTTATAGTAACCTTCTTGCTGCACCAGCGCAGCATATTCAGGGCTGTTCGGGTCCACCAAATCTAGTTGTGTGTTGATTTGACGCAACTCTGCTTGTACGGCTCGTGCTTCACGAGAAGCAGGAGCACCCCGTGCAGCCATAATACGGTCAGCCAAAATGTTTATATCATCAGGAATCCGTCTAGCGTTCGGAAACATCGCCATATATGTTTGCTGCAAAGTGGTACGCACTTCGGACAAACCGCCGTCACCAACTTCAATGGCTCGGCGCAACTCTTTAATTTCCGACAACAACACCGAATGCGCCGCATCAAAGTTTTCACGCATAGACACCTCAACGGTGCTTGCCATCGTGCGTGCACGACTCAAATCAAACTCTAATTTTTGCAGTTTTGCTACAGTTGCTTTAATTTCACGCTCAGTAAGTTTGCGTTGTTTTAGGTTTTCTTTAACCAAATCGTCAGCATATTTCATACCCCGACTAACAATGTCACGCAAAGTTTGACGCTGACTAGCGGCACCTTGACGCAACGAATTACGAACAGCCAACAAACCTTTATGGGATTTGATTAACTCTGATGCCAACATTTTATTTGGAATTTCCACATCCAACAATTTTTGTGCAGCATCATCACCATAAGCCATCAGCCTTCTAGTAAACACCTCACGGCTTTTTTGTTTAGCCAAAGAATACGCATACGAATCAGCAATATTGCCGATATCCGTTTCAAAAAAATTTATGTTGGTGCCTGAAACTTCTTTAAAAATTTTGTTAATTTCGTCAATGCCACCTTTTTCCAATATGCGACCCATAAACTCTTCGCCAGCCTTCAGGCTGCGATACTTCAAAGGTGCACCAACAGTAACAATTTCGTTGTAACTCAAGTTGTTTGTGTTGAAAACAATCTTTTTACCAGTCCTAGGGTCTGCAATTGTTATTCCCTTATCATTAAAAGCGTTGATAGAACGCAACCAGTTTTTTGCATCTTTACTGATTGTGTGATGCACATAGTTATCAATAAAACTAAAATCAGGAATATCAGTTCCATAATCAAGACCGAACCGTTTATATTGCTGTTCAACAGCCTTGTAGGCACCATCTTGCCAAGCCTTGTAGCGTTTAATCAACGCATCTTCAATATCGCTTCTAGGCAAATCAGGATTCTCAATAAGACTAATTAGTTTGCCAGCAACACCCTGTTCACGGGCTTCATTGATAATTTCTTCAACACCATCTTTGAATGCATTATATGCAAAACCTGTTTCGCCTTTAGCAGCATTCGCAGCAGACCAACCAGCCAATCCACGAATAACACCAGATTCGCTAAGCATGTATTCGCCACCACGCACACTTTTTCTTCCAGCCCCAGCCAACAACGCCCTACTAGCAGGAGCAAGAACAGGGACAACATCTAAACCTTTTGCTTTCAAAGGCAATGAAGCGGTTGCACGAGCAACATCACCAATCTGCGCACGAGTCAAAGCCCAACCCTTACCAATAACATCGGCAACAGGTTCAGTCCACTGAACAGGTTTACCAGCCAAACGCAAACCAGTATTAATACCCTCAGCCAAACGAATCTCTCTAGGAATAGCCCACATACCAATACGGCTAATCTCGTTCGCTTTGCCAATCAACACAGGATACTTTTCCAACATTTCTGTTGTCATAAACTTTGCTGCTAATGCTGTGCGTCCAGCCTTACCAACATATTGAACCTCGCCAACACCCGTAACATAGTTCAACGGTTTAGTGATTTCTTCCGCAATAAGATTTTGTGCAGCACCAATAAACTTGTTACGCTCAACATTACGCTTAGCGATAATCGTTTTCTTCAAACCCCAATCAGGGTCTTTGGCTTGATTAACTAAATCAATAACACTGAACTGAACTTTGTCCCCGCCAATGTCAGGTCGTTTCAATAACTCTTCTTTGGTGTTACCCATACTGATAATGTCGGCACCAACTTGAAAAAGCGGATTTGAAACAAAACCCGCAGTTCTTACAATAGATTTTAATACAGGGTTTTTAACGCTGAGTTGCAAATCCGATAACTCTTTGCTGGCGGACTGACCAATACGATTAACAGGATTAATGATTCCGCCAAGTAAACCAGCCCAAGCCTTGCCTTGGGATTCTAAAGAAAAATCTCCACCAGCCGTAGTCACAGTTTTATAACTAGACTTAAACGGAGACAAAACTTTAGAGTACGCTACATCTTGCAGTTTTTTAAACAATGATGGTGCTGGACCGCCAGTAGAAACCTGTCGTCTTTCACCAGCCGCAATACGGTCTGCTTCAGCAATTAACTCTTGTTTTTGTTTAGGGGTTAAAGTTTCTGAAAGACGGATTCTTTCCTGAACTGTTCGTGTACCAGTAAACAACTTTTGTTGTTCTTCTGTTGTAGTAGATTTTTCTTCTTTAGCAACAAAAGGTTTTGTTGATGTTTCAACAGTTGGTTTTGGGGTTTTAGGAGCATTTTCCCCATACAGCGTTTTATAGTAATCTTCCAGTTTTGGTGGCGTGGGCGGTGTTTTACCGCTTTTGCGAAAAGCAGTTACTGGATTCGGTGTAATCGCCATCAATTATGCCTAGTTTGTTCCCATAATGGGATTATGAAACTTAAAACTCGCTACGCCTTGCTGCCCGAATGGCAGCGATTGCTGCTTCTCGTTCACGCTTCTTGCGTTCTTCTTCAGCAGCCACATTAGGGTCCACAGGAGGTGGAGTAACAGGCATTTGAACAGGAACATCCACAGGAGCCGCAGGGGCTTCCCCATACGCTGCTGCTTCAGCCCGAGCCTGAGCAGCCCTAGCCTCAGCGTCCTGTTGTGCCTGTAAACGCTGCATAGCCAACTGATTAGCCAAATCTGAATACTTAGCGTTGATTTGATTTTGATACGCTGTTTGACCTGTAGCCAACTGCTGACGACCAGCAGCCGCAGCACCCACACCAGCATTACGCAAAGCGTTCATATAGTTTTGTGAACCAACATTTAACTGCCCAGCAGACTGCCGTGCCAATTGTGCATATTGTGCGGCTAAAGCCGCATCCATAGCCGACTGACCAGTAACACCAGCCGTGCTAGCACCCTCAGCACCCAAAGCACCCATCAACGGATTCACAGGTTGAGTCGTGGATAAATCCACCAACGGCACATCAGAATACGCTGTAGGCGTAACCAGCGAGGACAAGAACTGGTTTTCAGCACCACTAATCTGACCTTGACCAGCCGACACTGCCTGTAGCAACGCATCCAAATCTGCTTGTCGGCGTGACGGCAAATCCTCTAATTGACCACCATAAAGAGCATCTGTTTGCGCACCTTGACCAGCATAAATATCTGCAACCTTGCTATAGGCAGCAAATTTGCGTTGCCGTTCGGCAACCGCATCTGCTTTTTCTTGAGCCGTAGCAGCAGCATCATCTAATACTTTTTGTGCTTCACGGTCAGCCTTGTCATATTCGGCTTGAATTTTTAATCGTGCAAGTTCATTAGCCAAACGCTGAGCCTCAGTCAAAGCACCACTAGAACCGCTACCAGTTCCATCAGTTTTAGGACCAAATTTTTCCTCTGATTTTTTTCGTGCTTTAATAGCATCTGCTTGAGCCTTGGCACGGTCAGATTGTGCTTCTAAAGCACGCTGTCTGGCTTCAGAAGGCGAAATATAACCACCACCAGTTACTGCACCACCAGTACTAGTAATATTTTGACCCGAAGAACTTAAACCATAAGCCCGAGCAATAGCAGCAAGACGGTCAGCCTCAGACTGAGTACCTTTGGGCGCTACACCCTTATGTCCTTTTTTGTGAGCCATAATAATCTCCTATATGTTCCTAGTAGGAGGCATACTGCTGCAAACTAGCAGCCGTAGCCATAATCTGTTGAGCCTTCTGCAAACGCAACTGAGCAATATAATCCTCAAGTTCCGCCT